TTGGTTTTCTTAGGCTGTAGTGCCTGCATTCCTGTTGTCTGTCGGCAATTTGAGGAGGAGAGTTCGGTCTAACCAGCGGTACCGGGCAGCGAATGTTTAATGTAATCTATTTTATTTGTTATAATAGTATTTCTTCGATATAACCGTTTGTTCTGCAAAGCGACGGTTTTTTACACATCGCGGCATTGATTTGAAGTGCCAGCACACTGCAACATGCACCCTAGGGTGCTTGGTGTAGGTTATTGGTTGTGAGAGCTCTGCGGCTCGTTAATGTTGTACACAGTTATTGTGGTTTAGGTTAGCCTCGAGGGCGCCGTTTACCCCTTCACTGAGAGTCAACAACGAGTAGAGAGACAAGCACGCCGTAATACCGAACCAAGCATTTTGCTACCTAGAAGGCCATGCTCATGTAAGCGCTGGAGGATAGAATCACTGCTATAGTATATATATATATAGGGTATACGTTTCAACCAAAATGCAAAACGAATTGCGAAGCTCAGCGAGCGCACCGGAAACGTTAGGGGTAGTAGCAGCCCCCCCATTGGGTATTGGTCTTGCGAGACCATTGGTAGCTAAGTCTGACGACCGACAGTCTCAGGCTTTAGCTGGTGTTAAGGTTAGTAAGGATGATATTATCCTAAAACCTCGAAAGGAGGGATCACCACACTTGTTGTTTTCAAGTGACACTAGTAGTGTGTGGAATTTGAAGCGTGGTCATGCACGCTCTTCCACTGTGCATCCTCCGAGTAGGAATTTAGCGGATCACGTTCCTAAGTGGAACCGTTTTGAGCCTTTGTGTGATTCCGCACCGCGAGACCCACCCGTACGACCTCATGTAGATAAGGTCGCTCTCGAAAAGGAGTGGGATAGTTTGAAAAAACAAAAGCGTCGGGAAGTTGAGTTTAAACGAGGGAAAATCGTTAAACATCAAGGCCAGCGATTAAGTCAGACTTACGCTAGTGCCGCGACGGTGGCTTTGCTACCTCAACGACCAGAGCAGGTTGCTAAGTGTGTTACTGAAAACACGAATGCACAAAACCTGCCTCGATCCGATGTGTCAACTCGTTTGCCGGTGTTTCACGAAGAAGAAATTCAATTTCCCGTGTTTCATGATGAACCTGTGTCTTGGCCTATTTATGAAGGTCCAATGGAACGCGAAGTTGACCCGCCTATCCTACCAGTAGCTAATTTGGAAAATCGTAAGATTCGAAGACGATTAGTTCCTTATTTTATCCCTAGTATTTCAACCTTACCTATTCTAGCATTGTATAATGATCGTTTATTGCTTGAGAATAATGAGTTTTATGCCAAACAAAAGCGCTGTATTGAAGCGCATTTGACTGACAGTGAGGTTATGTTGCCAGAGGGATTGGTAGATGAATTGGGTGCTTATTGGGCCAACAAGCCTCATAGTTCTAAGGAATACATGGTTTCGTTTATAGTGTGTTCCCAAAAAACTAAGGTCATGATTCTCACACCTGAGCAGGAAGCCGTTGCTAATATCTATGCGCCTTTAGCAGCAGCTTTGAAGTATTTCCCTTTGACTGGTGACAGTCATAAGGTTATGTCTCAGGATTATTATAGTTCTTACGCTCTGTTTAAAACATTTGAGCGCGCACAGAATTTTGTGATGAATCTGTCCGGGTTTGTTCAGTGGTTGCTTTTGTTTTTTTTATTTGTAGCATGTTCAGGTTTTGTAGTTGCATGCTACTGGTTGGGTTGGTTGATTACCTTTTTGTCTGTTAATTCAGAAGTAATCCTGACTCTTTTGAACCGTGTCATTAGTGGTACTGTTGTTCGGATGTCTTTGTTTACTCATAATTTACATTATGCTCCGTTCTACGAAGAGTTGATCAAGCGTGTCCCATACGTTGGTTGGCTTTTCCCGTGGGTTGAATTCTGTGTCTATATGAGGAGATTCAGGAAAGACCCAGGTATGTTTCCTAATGTGCCGGTTTATGCCTTCATTATCGCACGTTTACTTTGTGTGTGGTTGCATTATGTTTTTGCTGGAGCGCCCTTTGTTTTGGGTGTGCTTATGCACATGTTAAATAACATGCTCGCGGAAACTGGTTTACATCCAGTGGACTTTCTTGTTTGGCCTGCTTATCGCAGCAATGTGGTAATGGCCATTTCCGAAGTCAAGAAGCAACCTTTAGTAAACGTTATAGTCCCAAAACCCTCAGGCGATAATGAAATGCGAGCTGGTGCCAAGATGCGTTTGTGTGGAGAGTTGCGAGGCAATTTGCGACTTAAAGCACCGGATGAATGCAGAGGGCACCAGTTTTTATTCTTTGGTGACTCAGGACAATACGGCCCTAATGGATATGCTTCTAATCAAGTTAATGAGGAGCAGGCCGTGTACCATCGTGTGGTTAAACAGACAACACCTCCAGATATTGATCGGTTGAGAGAGTTGTTTGCCTGGGTCAAAGAACCAGAGAATTTTCGTGAGTTGTTTGGAAAGCGCGTCAAAGTGCATTCTTTTATTCCCGACGCTTACTTAAAGGGTTCAAACGCAAGTCCCAGCGTTAAGCGAATCCTTACTAAAACCTTTGAAACTCTGCGACAAGCAGGGTACGACGAAGAGTCAATACTTACGAGATCCGAGCGTTATTCTTGGACTACTCGTTCATCTTTTGTTAAAGTTGAAAATAATTTGTATTGTTCTCCTGCTGGCATTAAATTAAAAGCACCACGGATGATTCAGGGAGCTCGGCCTGAATTTATCTGTTTGGTTGGGCCTTGGATAGCCGCTTTTCAGCAGTTGATTAAACGTCGTTGGGGTTTGCAAAATTTCATGACTTTCACATCTGGTCTTTCTCCCCTTAATTGTGCGCGTAAGATTGACGTACCAGGCTGGCGAATCGTTGAAGACGATTTGGCAGCTTATGATAGCTCTATTTGTAAAGAGTGGTGTGAATTTGAAGTTTGGCTTTGTAAGCAGTTTGGTGCGCCTCGCGCTGTGTTGGATTTGATGGAAGCCAACATATCAACCCACGGTTATACCCATCACGGCTGGCAGTACAGTGTTCAAGGAACACGTAAAAGTGGTGATCCCTACACCTCTTTGATGAACTCTATAATAAACGGTTTAGCGCATTTGTTCATCTATTGTACTCTAACAGGTCGTTCAGTTGCTGAAGCTCGTCACCACATTGCTATGATACTACAAGGTGACGATAATGCATTAGCTCACTCAGACAATTGTGAATTTCCTTGGGCTAAGGAGATGGCGCGATTGGGTTTCGAAAGCAAGGCTATTTACCGTGAAAGTATGTACACGGTGGAGTTTTGCTCGAATCGTTTGTATGAAACAAACAAAGGCTGGGTGTTCGGCCCCAAACCTGGCAAGGTATTGGCCAAGTTGGGTTATGTGATAAATCCACCAGAGGGTGTGTCCCGGGAATCAATGATGCGAGGAATCGCTCTTGGTCTCAGAAAACAATGTAGTTTTATTCCCCCGATCATGTGCGTTCTTGATCGTGTTTTGGAGTTGACTGAAGGACACGAAGCATATTTTGAGCGTAAACGTTGGGAAAACTTTGATGTTGTAGGAAAACCAGGTTTTGAGTTGCTGCAAGCGACACCCAGTGTTTGGTATGGCCTCCATGAACAATATGGTTGGAATAGCTCGATGCAGCTCTGGTTAGAGACTTTTATGTCTACTTTTCAGTTCGGAGATTCGTTAGATCAAACTTATTTAAATGTCCTTTTTGATAGGGACACATCCGCTGATAAATTAATATTTGGTGCTTAGTCACCTTCTCGTACGGCTTCCACGATCCGTATTGATGTAATGCCCTTGTAAGATATGTGGCCAATCATTGTGTAGTATTTCTAATTGCTAGCAAGATTGGTGGGCTTGAAATCAGACCAGCTACGTGTCGTTAAACCGAGCAGCTTTTAAAGCTTAATTTAATGTTATAACCTTTAACTTAAAAGGATAGTTTTCTCTATTACTTCATAAAAATGAGAGGTTGGGCCCGCTGGGAGCCGTTGTTGAATGTCGTTTGTATCTGAATCGTTGTAAAACGTAGGAAAGTCACGAGGAGAGATAATTTGCAACGCCAGTGCGGTCAGGTCAGTTTAAATTGCCCCGAAAAGCCCGTGTGATCACGTCAGTGTAACGAACAAGCAGCGGTGGTGAGTAAGAGAGGTGAACTTTGGGAACACGACCCAGAGCGCGCCTGAAACGCTCCCAATCATGGCTTAAGCTTGTTGACAGTGTAGTCTGAACTTGATGTTCGCAGCGTGGAAGTAAGGGCCTGACGTCCGTGACACCATGTCTAATAATGCTAATATGCGACGCGCAACGCAAGGAAAGCGCAAACCTTTTAAAAAAAATAGTGCTGCCAAACGTGCTTTGGCAGCGGCGCTAGGTGTAGACCTAGGGCTTCGTAAACGTGGGAATCGACGCAAAGGCAATCGTAATCGTCCCACAGGTCCCGGGGGTAAACAGTCATTCCGAACAGGTCGTTTGGGATTGTCAGGTAGTAATAATCGAGCAACATCACGTCGTGCTCAAACTATCGAAGAAGATGAGTATATTGGAGAGGTTCTGAGTTCCACAGGTTTTGCAACCACTCAGTACTCTGCCAATCCCGGTCAACCAAATACCTTCCCATGGGGTAACCGTATATCGCAGTTATACGAAGAGTATGAGTTTGAGTTTCTTGAATTTTATTACAAGAGAGAAGTGTCTGAGTTTGCCACAGCTGGCACAGTTGGTAAGGTCATGCTGTCTTTTGATTATGACGCTTCTGACATAGCTCCTACTACAAAGCAGATTGTTGAGGATACAGTACCTCACGCTGATGGGATGCCAGCGGATCCAGTTATCCGTCTTCCCATCGATTGTGCACGTATGAAGAAAAATCCAGGAAAGTTTGTACGTCCTGGTGCACAACCTGCTAATACTGATATTAAAACATATGATTGTGGTAATTTGTATGTTTCTACTTCTGGTAATCAAAGCACAGGGGCCACTTTGGGTGAACTTCACGTTCGTTATCGTGTTAAGTTGTCTGAACCCATTTTGGAAGCTGGTATCGTTCAAGGAGGTGCTATGCACTTTACTTCCCTTACCGCTTCCACGGCTAACAATTTTGCTGGCGCAGTTTTGCAACCTGGCGCTAGCTCCCAATTAATTGGGAACATTAAATTGTCTACAGCAAACACTGTCACCTTTGGCACGGGAATTCCTGGTAATTATTTCCTTGCCTTGTCTGTTAGCGCTTCATCTAGCGTTGGGATCATTAATTATGGTTCCGTGACTGGCGGTGTGTCTGCTCTCCCTGATTTGTTTGACGCTAGTGGCGTCACAAATGCTGCGAATTATGCCTTAAGTAATGCTGGTTCTACCGTTTATGCTGCAATGATTTCAATTGCCGTGAACGTGACCAATGCTGGTGGTACGTTGGTTATCACACCGGGAGCTGTTTCTCCCGGCAGTCTTGGTGGCATGGATCTGTTTGTGTTCCAATTGCCTAGTACCATTTTGTCTCTCAGTGGACCTTTGCGTAAGGAAGCTGAGTTGGAGAAGCGTTTAATTTTAGTTGAAACTGCTCTCCGTAATTCACATCTCAAGGTTGATTCTGACTTTGATGACGAAGAGCAAAAGAGCTCATTGTCCCAATCTACTTCTGATTTGATTGGTGAATTAATACTGCGAAAAGCTGCCTCTAATAAGAAATAGGCGGCTGTAATGCGTGTGAAACGGGCTTTTAAGCAATCCTGATTTCTAAACGCAAGGGAGTTAACTGCAATTTAGTTAAATGAATTATTCATCTTAATTGCTCCCTGTCAATGTAAGTTGCTTCAATCACAAAGTTTATTGCTGTTAACAGAGTGGTTGTGAAATAATATACCGCAGCACGGACTCAACATTGGAATTTGTGTGGTGAGTTCGTTATTAATGTCTAAACAAGTTATCTTATGATAGAGGGGGTTTTGTTGGCCTATTAACTCTATCATAAAAGGCCTATTTTGCTGGGTGTGCGTTGTGAACGTATACAAGGTTTGAAAACCTTGCACCAACAGGAGATAGAGGTCAGCTCTAGGAGCCGTTTATGAAGCTGTTGAGGAACTTCATATCTGTAGTGAGACACAAGACGAGAAAAGTCGCGCCTGCGACATTGCCGATCTCGGACTTCCTTATAAATTATTTGAACGTTGAC